AACTATTTAGTGAAAATTTGTATTAAACTATTTAGTGAAAATTTTAATTATATAAAATAATTAAGTAAAAATTATATTTTTTTCTTATTTAATAATATAAACAAAAATGAATTTCAATATGGGAGAAATAGTGAAAAGAGCTATTAAATATTTAGTAGAAGGTTTGATGGTTGCGATTGTTGCATTTGTTATTCCACAAAAACCATTAAAAATGGAAGAAATCGCCATCATTGCACTAATGGCTGCCGCGACATTCTCTATACTAGACACATTTATTCCTAGCATGGGAGTAAGTGCTAGAAGCGGTGCCGGTTTCGGTATTGGTGCTAACTTGGTCGGCTTCCCTCGAATTGGTTAAATGCAGAGCATAGCACTTGTTTTATATTGTTTTATTATAGTGTTTATTATTTATAGTTATGTATATAAATAATATGTTAGAAGCTATGCCTACATTAGCTATGCCTACATTAGGTATATTAGCAACACCCTATATAAATTTAACCAATAAAAATTCACAAGAGCTTATTTTAGATAAAAATTTGCTAAGACTATTAACAAAGAAAAATATAAATTACATAATTATTCAATATACTATCAATAAATCAAAATTAAATGACTTACTTAATAATTTAGACGGTTTAATATTTCCAGGAGGTCAAGCAGGTAACTTTTATAATAATAAATTCTACAAAGCTTATTTCAAAATCCAAAAATTTTTAGTATTACGAGCGCAACATATAAACTCAGTAACACGACCATTCCCCATTTTAGGAATTTGTAATGGTTACGAAAATATGATTTTAATAGAGCGCAATTATAATATAACTAAAAACCATATAAAGAAAACATTTATAAACGTAAAGTGTTATAAGAATTATAAGGCTCCGCTATTTAGTAAAAAATATAAGATCAAGCGTTTGCATAAGACCAAGAAAATAATACATAATAATTTGTTAGCAGTAGACCCTAAAACTAACATAGGCGATTATAAAATAATGGCTACTAGCTTGGATAAAAATAATAAGGGTTTTATTGATATAGTAAAACATAATAGCTATCCTTTTTATGGGTTTCAAGGGCATCCCGAAATAAATAATGGAGAGCTGTTAGATCCATTTATTAAAGTTGTTGAAGCTAGTTTTAACAAGCGAAAAGAAGCTAGTTTCAACAAGCGAAAAGAAGCTAGTGCAACTGCTAAAATTTATAATAATTCTAAAAATAAAACATTGAAATTGAGAGTCTTGAAGTATTAATTATTTAATAATAAGCTATATTATATTTTTTCTTGTTTTTCTTATTTTTCTTAGACTTAGGTCGTCTCTTAGACTTAGCAGGTCGTCTCTTAGACTTAGGTCGTCTCTTAGACTTAGTAGGTCGTCTCTTAGACTTAGTAGGTCGTCTCTTGGACTTAGTTTTAGTCTTCTTTAATGATCTAGATTTTTCTAGCTTATTATTTGAAGTATCAAATACCTCTTTTGGTATATATCTAAAGAAATTCAAATTATATAACTTAGACTCTCGAGAGATTATATTTTCTTTAACTTGCGAATAAATCTTAGACTTCTCTTCTCTCATATCTTCCAATGTTTGTTGCTTACCATAACATAAAACACTAAATCTGCGCAATAACCCTTTTTGTTGCAGGCGATTATTTAGTTGAACTTTGAATAAATATTCAGCAATACATAATAATCTATTTTCATCATAATACGGCCTATTTGCGTATATAAATATTAAATAGAAACTCAGTATTGTATCTATTGTTGCTACTTTTATTTTTTGACCGTTAATAACTATAACATTGTAGTTATGACACGCAGTTGATTTATAAATAAATGCAATTACATCTTTATTTACTACAATTTCATAATGAACGGCTACATATTCACCAATTGGCTGTTTTTTATTAATTGTAACATTTTTAAAACCCTCATAATTCAATTGCTCTTTTAATATTCTAGCACTTGCCTCTGGGTTATCGCTTAAAACATCAAAATCCGGAATTTTAGAAATTTGTATGCGTTCTTTATATGGCATATGTTTACTATATAAAGCACTAGCAAAACCGCCAAAAAACACAAGTCCTTGATTTACAAAGCAATCCTTAGTAATCTCATAAATCTCTCCTTGTTTGTTGTCATTACCTTCATAGTGCCTTTGAAAATCAAGATTTTTACAAGATTGTCCGCGTAACGGAAAATGCTTATTTAATAATATAATACGCTTAAGAACTTTCTCCCATCGCGAAACGTCACCCATAGGGCGAGAGAGCTCTTGGTACATAGCCATTCGTAAAAAATTAGGCGGACAATAAGTTATAGCATTAATCTTTATTGCTTTTTGGTATATATTTTTAAATAAACTGTTTTCCATATACGTGATGTCTGCTATTGGAATAAAATTCACATACACTTTATACGTTCCTGTATGAACACCTGACTTTGCTTCTACTTCTTCGTAGCCAGCTTTATAATAAATATTTGCTAAATCTCTCGCATATTCCATAGCTAACGGTGAAAAGAAATCATAATCTGGTATTTCAATATCTTTGTTGTAAAATCTATATTGCTCTGGTAATATGTTATTAATGGCTGTTCCACCATAACATAGCGTTTTATGTGTTCTTAAGAAATTTTCTAAAATTTCTATTATTTTTTTAATTGCATCCGATTGAACAAGTTTTCGACCACTAATTGAAGTAGCATTATCTATTGCCTTTCTCAATATTTGTAATTCTTTTTCTTCAAATGTTTCTTTCATAATTATATATTATATACTAGCAATATTATAATAATATGTTATTATAATGTTATATAATCTAATATAATCTAATATAATGTATAACATAATATGTATAACATAATATGTATAACATAATATGTATAACATAATATAATCAAAAATAGCGCGCTAAATACCAAAATTAACACCTAATCCAGTTGTGTCGGGAACAGTTGGTATATCTATATTTAATAACTCTGTTCTTGATTTTTTAAACCACGAATAGTTTTGCTTTGCTTTAAATAACGCATTATATCCCAGTAAGTTATTATCCATATTCTGGTGTTTCATACATATAGCCTGACATCCAGTATCAAAAGATAGCGCAGGATCAAAGTTTATTATTGAATTATCTAAATTTGGTAATACAATGGTATATTTTGTTTTTGTAGACTCCATAAATGAAACGGAACCTTTTTTAGAAGCAACTTGATTATATCTAAATGTATTGCAATTTAATCCTTTGGCTTTCAAATTAACGTAGTCTTTCAATTTACTTAAATCGGCATTAGTATCAATAATACTAGGTAATGGATTGAATTCACAAATTATAATAACTTTTCTATACAATTCTTCCATTTGCGCAAATATTAAAGTCTCTTCTTTTCTGGTTTCAATTGCAAAAACCCCGTCACCGTCGCCTAAATAATTTTCGATTATTTCACCCATTTTTTTAAGCATAACCAAGTTAGTGCTCATAACTCTAAAATTTAATATTAATGGATCATTTGCGCAATTTGTAGAAGTAAGATTGAAAGCCTTTTCTTTAATAGTGAGTAATACTTCTTCTAATAATAGTGAATTATAAGTTTCTTTAATATAATTACTGTTAGCAGTAGACGCCGCAATAATAGGCACATTATTATATGAATAAATCTCAAAATCTAAAAATCTGCAACCATTTGCAATACACTTTTCTAAAGCACAAAGCGCAACAAAGTTATTTTTGTAGCCATCACCACAGCAACAATTATAAGCACTTTTAACGTGATAATTTATTAATTTATTATTTGAAGTATCAATCCCAAACCCGCTATTTTGTTTTACAATAGCCCCAGTCGTCCGAGTAGTGGGATTGAGAAAATAGGTAGTATTTGTTAATGATGGCCAATATATATTTAACTTATTGCAACTTCTGGTTTTTAAACTTAATCTATTAGCGACCCAGCTAAATAAAAGTAATACTATAAATATTATTATTGACAATGTTATATAGAAATATTGACCACTACTAATATTTGGCATTTTTAATGAAGTAGTAGGACTAGACATATATTATGTTATACTATTTATTATTATTATAAAATATTATTATTATAATAAAATATTATAATATGTTAAATTTAATTAAAAATAGTTATTATAACATAAATAATATAATATATTATTAATTATTATAATAATAATATAATATGGCAGGAGGACTATTAAATTTAATAGCGCTAGGAAATCAAAATATTATTTTAACAGGCAATCCTACAAAAAGTTTTTTCAAGTCCACATATTATAAGTATACCAATTTTGGGCTGCAAAAATTTAGAATTGACCAAACCGGACAAATGGAATTAGATGTAACCAAGAAGTCCAGTTATAGTTTTAAAATGCAGCGTTATGGCGATTTATTAATGGACACCTATTTAGTTGTAAAATTACCAAAAATATGGAGCCCATTGTTAAAATATAATGCTAATGACTATAGGCCTTATGAATTTAAATGGATTAAAAATATTGGATGTCAAATTATTGAGTCGGTCAATATAACTGTAAATGGTGCAACTATACAAAAATTCAGCGGTCATTATTTGCAAAATATTGTAGAGCGTGATTTTGATGCACATAAGAAAGCATTATTTGATATTATGACGGGTAATATTAGCGAATTAAATGACCCAGCAAATTATAATAATAGAAATAATAACTATCCAAGTGTATATAAAAACGCGTTTTCTGATATAAGCGGGATTGAGCCGTCGATCAACGAATATAATTTATATATACCAATAAATTCGTGGTTTTCTATGAATTCAATTATGGCATTTCCGCTAATTTGCTTACAATATAGCGAATTAGTTATTAATTTTACATTGCGACCTTTAATGGAGTTATTTACAATTAAAGATGTATTATATAATAATGCAGTAAATCCTATACCATATAACAATTTTCCTCAAATACAGCCTAATCAAAATATAATCGAATACCAATTTAAAAGATTTATTAATCCTCCTCCAGTAAGTGATTTGCAGCTTAACGTAGATAGTTATAAAGACTTACCGACTAAAATTAACAGCTCTATTCATTTAATATGTACGCAATGCTTTTTAGCTGAAGAAGAGCGAACATATTTTGCAAAAAATACGCAAAATTATTTAATACGAGAGATTTATGAATATAAGTTTGAACGAGTTATTAAGTCTAATAAAATTAAGTTAGAGTCCAACGGACTAATTAAAAACTGGATGTGGTATTTTCAAAGGAGCGACGTTGCTACTCGCAATGAATGGTCTAATTATACAAACTGGGTATATGAAAATAAAATTCCAAATGATTTGCAAAAATTTGCTATTGCTCAAAACTTTAAATATTATAATCCGCAATTTAGTTATGCTGTTGGCGACATTTCTAAAAATATTTATATTACAGGTAATAGTCCGTCGCTAAATGACCAAACCAATCAATGCGAAATAATGAAAAATTTTGCGCTAATTTTTGATGGTAAATACAGAGAAACGGATTTTGACAGCGCAATATTTAGTAAATTAGAAAAATATAGCAAGTCTAATGGAATATGTTCTAAAGTGGGTTTATATAGTTATAATTTTGGATTAACAACCGATCCATTTAAGCAACAACCTAATGGTGCATTAAATACCAATTTTTTCAAAACAATCGAATTTGAATATAATAATTATAGTAATCCACCACTAGATCCAAGTGCTATTTTTACAACGCTATGTGATCCAGATACTGGAGTAGTAATTGGAACATCAAAAGACCCCACAAATATTTATAAATATTATTACAATTTATATGTTATTGAAGAGAAATATAACGTATTAGTATTTCAAAATGGATTAGCGGGACTAATGTTTGCTAGCTAGTTAGCTTTAGCCACTCGTCGTGTTCCGTGCCCGTGTTTTTTCTTGGCTTGGCGCGCTAATTTTAATGCCTTAGAGTTGGTTGAGCAACCTTGCTCTAATATGCTATAATCAACTGCTGCCGCTTTTCCGCCAGTTATTGAGCTAGCTAGTCGGGCTAATCCCCAGCTTTCTGCAGTTTGGTTAGGTCTAGATCCGGATGAAAAATAGGCTCCGCGCCCCTTATTTACGATTTTGCGCAACGAATTTATAGAACACCCAGTTTTTTTAGAGAGATTTGCATTTACACTAATAGTAGCTAATTTATATATTTTTTGCGCTTTTAATAAATGTTGCGATTTTTTCGACTTATATGATTTTACCTTTTTTCGTGTAATATAAATATGTTTCTTATATGCGTTTCTCGATATTTTAAGTTGTCTAAGTTGTTTTTTTCTATCTTTCTTACTAAGGCGCCTAGGTAAATATTTTATAGGTATATTCATAGGCATAGCAGCCGTTGTTTATAAAATAGGCCTATAAATATATTTTATATAATTGGCTTTATATATATTTATTATATATATGAAAGAAAGACTAATAAAATTTGAAAAAAGTAAAATAAGTGGCAAAAAGTACACAGCATATGTTCAAAATAAATCAACGCACAAAATACGAAAAATACATTTTGGTGCTTCGGATTATGAGCAATATAAAGATAGAACTCCGCTAAAATTATATTCGCATAAAAATCATAATAATCGCAAGCGTATGCAAAACTATTTTAATAGGCATTCTGGAACAAAAAAACGCGGAACAGCTATTGCTTTAGAAAAAAAGAAATCACAAGGTTATTATAATGCGAAAATATTAAGCCACGTATATTTGTGGTAATTATTTTTAAATATTTTTAGGAAAAATATTGGTAAATATTGGTAAATATAATAAAATAATTTTAGGAAAAATATTGGTAAATATAATAAAATATTTTTAGGAAAAATAGCGGTAAATATAATAAAGTATATATTTTTTAATATATTTTTATATAATATATAAACCATGCTTTTGCAATTATTTACGGAATTTATAGGGACTTTTATTTTCTTAGGAGTAATATTAAAAACAGGCGACGCGCTAGCTATTGGTTTAACGCTCGCAGCCGTTATTTATTTCGGAGGTAAAGTGTCAGGAGGCCATTTTAATCCTGCTGTAAGTTTTATGATGTTATTATCTAATAAAATCGACATAGCTAAATTTGTTGCTTTTGTAATTGCACAATTATTAGGTGGAACAGCTGCACTAATATTTCACACTTATACAAAATAAAACTATTTAGGAATATTTTTATAATTTAAAATTAGTATAAAAATATTGAAGAGATTGAAGAAATATTAAAACGTCGGGGTCTCATAATATGCTTGAGGACCGCAATAGTCAAATTTAGCATTACCTGTAATACTTGGACTACAATCATAAACATTATTTTCATCTTTATTATAGGTGAAAAAAGTAGATTGCTTTGTTTCGAGGCTATTATTATCAAATACTAATTGTTGGTTATAACTATGCTCTCGTGGTCCTGTTGAATTAGCTATTTGTTTTTCGTAGAAACCATTTATAGCATTTAAATAAGTGTTTATAACAGTCACTGGTGCATTTCCAGACGAAGGAATTGTTTCTAATCTTTTCAATTCCATTTCCAAATCAGTATTACTTGGATACGAGTTAGCGGGTATAGAACCTAATGCACTATAAGAGGCTTGTCCTAGACCTCCTTGCTCTAGTGGTCGTCCTGCTGTTCCAAAATAATCATTGTTACTAAAATCGGTTAATTGTGCGCTAGTAAATGAACCACTAATGTCCTGTTTTATTTGACCCATACAATTAAAAAATTGGTCGGAATTCAATAAATATTGATTAGGGTTTACTAAATTAAAAGGACTATTGTTATTATTTAATAGTCTATAGCTATAATTCTTACTTTCTTGTAATAAGACATTAGGAAGAGCAACACGATAAACGGTTTGCAGACTATTCAATATAGCGTTAAAACTAGCTGTTTGCGCCGACGTTAGATCGGATCTTTTTAATTGTCTTTGTAAATTCTCAGTTTTCGTTTTTAAGACTAAAGAATCGTTCAATTGTGTAAGTTGTGCTATATTATTATTTAAGGTGGCTTCGTTAAACCCATTAAGCGACCCAGGCTTTATATTAGGAGCTCGCGACCCACTATTAATTGCATTAATTTCATTTCTAATATTACTCCTTGAAATAAAAATTAATATGTCATTAGGCATAGTTTTTGGATCACTAAAAATATTGGTTTTTTTTTCACTTTTAGAAAATAACATACCTCTTTTATTAAATAGTCGTCCTGTTGGTTCTAAAGTATTACATATGTTATTAGTTTTATTGAAAATTAGCTGATCATAACTTAGGTCTATAGATCCGCTAATACCTTGCTTAATAATATTTTTTATGTTGGTGCAATCTGTTATATTGCTAGTATTGTCTTTAACAACACTATAATTAAAATTTATAGCATTATTATTGTAAAATGGACTTCCTGAACAACAAGTAATATCATAAATACTTTGATTAATACTACTGTTTGCTAGCAGACCACGATCATTTTGTGATGCTATATTGTCAAACGTACATTGCGACTCCCATTGACAAAAAACATTAGATGTAATAATATTACAAATGTCTAATCTATATTTATTTATACTATTAGGAATTGGTTTATAACTGTAACTTATATCATATATTGGAACACAATTTCCAGAGTCTGGTTTCATTGTGCAATTAGAACAATCTTTTTTATTATTAGCTAGGGTTTCTAGTGTTTTAGTGTTATTTTCACTAGTTGTCACAAATAATACATAAGTAGATGACACTATTATAAATAATAGCAAAACCATTTTAAATAAATTTCTATATTTATTACTAATTTTCATAATAATATTAGTATATACTATAATATACTAATATTATTTATAAAATAGGTATTGTTATAATTATAATAAATGTGAATTATATTATTTATATTATTTATATTATTTATTAACAATAAATAATTTGGTATTAAGAGCCAATGCTTCTAAATTAGCATCATTGTTATAACGCTATTGTTATAACGCTATTGTTATATCAAATAATTTACAAAATTGAATTAAAACCTAATTCATATAATATATATTAATATATTATATTTATTTGAAAAAATGGATTTGACTAAACTTTTAAAATATGAACTATTAATAAAATGCGAAGAGCTCGGTATTATGAAGTGCAAATCTAAAACCAAAAATGATTTAATTCAACTTATTAATTTAAAACAAAAAACCGAACATAACACTGAAATACAATTACAATCTCAAAGCACACAAGTTTTAAATTTAAATAGTGATAATAAACTTAACACTAGCACATACAATTTTATTGAAGTATGTGCTGGTGGGGGCGGTTTAAGCGCTGGATTAATTAAAGCAGGATTTACGCCTATTTTGTTAAATGATAATAATAGTGATTGTTGTAAAACATTAAAACATAATCATCCACATGCAAATGTTGTATGTGGTTCTATGGACAAAATAGATTATTCGCAATATGTTAATAAAGTAGATTTATTAACAGGTGGTGTGCCTTGTCAATCATTTTCACAAGCAGGATTAAGAAAAGGACTTGATGACCCGCGAGGTGATTTAATAATGAAGTTTATTGAAATATTGAATTTAGTAAAACCAAAATTATTTATGATAGAAAATGTTAAAGGTTTATTAACACACGATGATGGTAAAACTATAGAAAAAATATTAGAGACATTAAATAATAATAAACTTTATAATATTAGCTATAAATGTTTGGATGCTTCTAAATACAATGTTCCACAAAAAAGAGAAAGAGTGTTTATTGTAGGTGTGTTAAAAACTATAAATCATACATTTGAGTTCCCAAATGAAAATCCAACAAAAAAATTATTAAAAGATGTTTTATATAATGTTCCAGCTTCAAATGGAGCAAAATATAATGAAGACAAAATAAGGTTATTTAAAATGATACCACAAGGAGGGTGTTGGGTTAATTTACCAGATAATTTACAAAAAGAATATTTAGGAAATAGTTATAATTCAGGCGGTGGAAAAAGAGGAATATTATATCGTTTATCTATGGAAAAACCATCATTAACATTATTATGTAGTCCATCGCAAAAACAAACAGAGCGATGCCATCCATTAGAAGAAAGACCATTAACGCTACGAGAATATGCAAGAATTCAAACATTTGATGATAGTTATGAATTTATTGGTGCTTTAAATTCTCAATATAAACAAATCGGAAATGCTGTGCCGGTTGAATTAGCAAAAAATATGGGCGAATCATTAATAAAATTATTAAATAACAATCTTATGTATATTTATCAATAGTATTTTTGACAAATTGTATTATTTCATCAGTATTAGTATCTAAAATAAAACGTAGGAAATCATATCCAATATGATGTTCTAATTCCTGTCCATTGTGTAATATTTTTTTTATAGATCCATTTAATGTTTTTTTCTCAGTGTCGGCATTAATATTTGCATAAATACAAGTATATGTTGGATTTTTTTTTTTAAATTCTGCCAATTTATCAAGATTAGATTTTTTTGATGATGCATTATCAGTATTTGTTCTATTTTTAAGTTCTATTGCAATTTTTTTAGTATGAGATAAAATATCTAGGCCGGTTTTATGTCCTATTTTTAAATTAATAAATCCATCATAAGTTCCCAAAACTTCTTGCCAAATCTCTCCAACCTTCATTTGCCTTTGTTTTTCTTTTAATACCAACAATTTATTTTGTTTTGTTTTTTCTGTATCTAAAATATCATATGTTAATACATCCTTTTCAGGTCGTGTTATAATTTCTTTAATAATATTTTCTAATATTATTAAATAGTCAGCACAATTAAATACAGTTGTATTCATATTCTCAGGTATAATAGTGGTCATAATATTTATTATATAATCTAATACTTAGTTATTGAGTAATTAAGTATTAAATTTCAATTTTTTTCTCATAATAAATGTGAATTATATTGATTATTAACAATAATAAATTTGGCATTAAGAGCCAATTCTTCTAAATTGGCACTATTTGTATAAGTGCATGCACTTCTTAATCCTCCTAAATAATTTTCAACACTGCATTTTAGTGAGCCTTTATAAGCAACCTTGAGTTCTCGCCCTTCAGAGCTCCTATAATCACTATTATTATTTGCTGCATAATTGTTTTTCATTGCATAAGTCGAGCTCATTCCATAAAACAATTTATGTTTAGCTCCTGTTTTTTCATCGCATACAATTTGTCCCGGATTTTCATCATGCCCTGCAAATGCTCCGCCAATCATTACAAAATCTGCACCAGCTCCAAATGCTTTTGCCAAATCACCCGGACAAGTAATGCCGCCATCACTTAAAATAAAAGACTTGTTATGTTTATCTTGATCATATTCATAGGATATGTCAAAATTAATGCGATTATATTCTTTACACTCTTGTACACATTCTAAAATACAACTAAACTGTGGCATTCCTATTCCTGTTTGAATTCGCGTAGTACACGCACTCCCTCCGCCAATACCTACTTTAACAATATCAATTTCTAATGCATTTAATAAGTCTACTCCCTCACTTGTGCATACATTACCCGCCAAAATAATCTTTTCAGGATATTCAGCTCTTAATGTTTTACAAAAATCATTAAATTTAGAAATGTAACCATTTGCTATGTCAACACAAATGAATTTACACTCAAAATTATCTAAAATAAATGTTAAATTTTTATAATCGTCATCGCCTATTCCCGTTGAAATCATAAAATAATCAGGATTTAACTTGAAATCGCTATTTTCTTTATTATAATCTAGCAAATCTTGTAACTTATGAAACTTATGAAGCGCAGTAATAATTTTATAAGTGCTTAATACTTTATATAATTCCAATGTTCCAATAGTTGTCATATTTGCAGCAACAATAGGTATTCCCGTCCACGTTACTCCATTTTGAAAAACAATTGTTCTTTCCAAAACAACATCTTTTCTACTGTTTAATTTCGATTTTTTAGGAAGAATTAATACATCTCTAAAATCGAGATATTTATCCATACTATCAAATTTATACATATAAATATTATCACCCATGCTAACACTATTTATTTACTAATTATTTAATTTGAATTGTGTTTAAATATTTTCTAAATATTATAATATGTTATATTATTATAACATATTAAATTATGACTTTATTTGAATATCCAATATATTCAGGCGATTCTATATTTGGTAAGTTAAAAAAAACACAAGGAACGTGTCCTGCAAAAACAGATATATGTAACAACTTTCCAAACAGTTTTTATGTTATAGATCGAACTATATCACTTCCTAAATGTAATGCTCCTGCATTTAAATTTACAGAAAATAAAGATGAATCGCCTAGTGGCTGTTGTGTGGTTGATACCTCAAATGACACGTGTGATAGTATGTTAGAAGCTAAAGGCAGAAATAAAATTCCAGGAAAATTTTATGATATGGGTATAGATTTAACAGACGCAAGCGGAGAAAATCAGCGCTCAATATGTCATTCGGCACCAATTAGAAAAAGAACTTTAGTAATATCCGATTTTATTACTATAATTATTGTTAGTGCTCTTATACTAATTATAACTGCAATTGTTGGTGGGTGTTATGAATTTTTCTTAAAATATGGCGAATGCAAAGACTGTATTTATTATAAATCCTCTTGCGCAAATAGGAAAAGATTGAGCGTTATTGACTATATGTTTCCTACTGTAGTATGCAATTATCCATATCAAGAATGTAATAAATCCACTGGCGAAGGCGAAGGCGGATTAACTGGTGGCGGACCAGAAAAGACTGGTTTTATAAGTACATATGCAGAATATACTGCAAATGGAACAAAATGTATAACTCTACACGAGGTTGAAAGTAAAAAAACTAAACCTTTTCCGTATAATTTACTAGATTATGCTAACGACAATGTTAAGTTAGAATTAATAAGAATACCATTTAGAGCTTTTGCGCTATTTTTTCTGTATACGGCACTTTTGACTAGATTACTTCTTTCCTATATATTGAAAAAATGTTCTATAAAATATCAACAAGTTGTAAAACATAATGCAGTAGCAAGCAATATAATGTTTCTGTTTTTAACAGGAATATTGTTCAATATTATTGCTAACTATACAGGTATAAGAGCATTAAACGGAGCAAATGGTTACATATTATATTTTTTAATAATGTTATCATCATTCACGTTTTCTATAAGTTGTATGGCTACAATGCTTGTATTATGGTGGTATCCTTCGCTAGTATTTGAAAAATACTATATACAATGCAATATTCCTCGTAATTATTATAAAATGGTCAATATTAGAAAAATGTTTTATTCTCTCACTGATAAAAAGCGACCATTAGCTACAAGAATACTATTTATAATAATTGATATATTATTACTAATTCCATTAATAATTGTGGCAATGTTATCATTGTGTTTAGGTGTATTTGGATCTGCTATTGCATTCATTTATATGGTATTATCTTTATTATTTAATATGGTTTATATACCATTATCTAATAGTGTAGAATTTTTAGATATTATTAAAAGTCACGGCAATTTATTAACAATTTTGTTTTGTGTAACAGTATTAGTCGCATCCATTAATAGAATGAATTCTGCAACAACTGGAATATTAGGCGCCTTAATGGCTTTTATTATTTTATATACGTTAATTAGAAAAGCAAAATAAAATAAAGCAAAATAAAGCAAAATAAAGCAAAATAAAGCAAAATAAAACAAAATAAAACAAAATAAAACAAAATTTAATATATTAAATAATAATATAAATATAAATAGTTAATATTATAATTATATTATTAAGATGGGAAAGAAAAAAGCAGGAGAAAAAAAGGAACTTCCATTTGTAAGCATATGTACTCCTACATTTAATAGGCGTCCTTTTTGGGAGTATACTATTAAATGTTTTATGCATCAAAATTATCCAAAAGATAAAATGGAGTGGATTATTATTGATGACGGAACAGATAAAATTAAGGATCTAGTGGAAGGTATTCCGCAAGTGAAATATTATGAATATGACGAAAAAATGCCTTTAGGTAAAAAAAGAAATATTATGCACGATAAGTCTAAAGGCGATATAATTGTATATATGGATGACGATGATTATTATCCTCCTGAGCGTGTTTCTCACGCAGTAAATATGTTAATGACACACCCCTCTGCGCTATGTGCAGGTGCTAGCGAAATCTATATTTGGTTTAAGCACATTCAAAAAATGTTTCAATTTGGTCCTTATGGTCCAAATCATGCAACAGCTGGGACATTTGCTTTCAAGCGTGAATTATTAAAAGATCACAGATATGAAGACCACGCTGCTTTAGCAGAAGAAAAAGCATTTTTGAAGAATTATAGTGTTCCTTTTGTTCAATTAGAGCCAAAGAAAACCATTTTAGTATTTTCGCACATTCACAACACATTTGATAAGAAAAAATTATTAGAACAAGGAGAAAACGATTATCAAAAAACGTCGCCAAGAACCGTGGATGAATTTGTTAAAGACGTTGACATGCGACAATTTTATATGGAGAAAATAGATGGACTATTACAAAATTATCAACCAGGTGACCCGTCAAATAAACCCGACGTATTAAAGCAAATTAAAGAAATTGAGGAAGAGCGTAAAAGTATGTCTGCGCAACAAAACGGCTCACAAGGTCAAATTGTGTTAAATCAAAACGGGCAACAAATAGTGTTAAACAATGATCAAATAGTTCAAATAATCCAAAAGCAACAAGAACAGTTACAGCATTTTGCAAAAATGTTAGAAGATAAAGATAAGATTATTAGTGGTTTAGAGTCGCAATTAGAAGTTTATAAAATTATGAATGAGAAGAATAATTCAATTATTCAACTATTACAAAAAACCAATAACTAATTAATACAATAGTTATATTATATAATATAATATATAATATAATATTAATGTTTTTATCAAGCATTTGTGCCCCTGCTTTAATATATATAGGATTTTCATTAATTCAAATATTTATAGATATTTATAGCAATAAAATTAACGAGGCTTTTTTAAAATTCATATTTATGCTAATATTTACTTTAATAATTAATATATTATGCGATCTAGGATTTGTTGTTATTGCATGGATTATTGTTTTTATACCTATTATTATGATGACAATTATATCTACGCTATTATTACAAGTTTTCGGTCTTGACCCCGACTCTAAAGATTTAAGATCCAAGACACGTAATGCCCGCGATAGCTCAAATAATGACATTGAATTAACCGATAATGAGTTACTAAATCAGCAAAAATACGCCTACGAATATGATCAATATAAAAACGAAGAGCGAATTGATAGAGATAAATTACGGCATAAGCTATATGATAACATAGATGAAGCATATAAACTACCCTTAAATTCCGACTCTGTTTATGACTTATCTAATAACCCTACAAAATACTTTATTGTTGATAAAGTATTAAACTATTTTAGCGAATTTTCATTTGCTAAGCAACTAGTTAATTCTCAATTATATCATACAATGTTTGCAAAAAGTTTAGCGCAAGATAATATATTATACAATGATTATATTAGCTCTAGACCAAGTGCTATAAATTATGCTTTACCAACAGTTAGTATAGCTGGAATAAATACTAATACTGCTATAACTACTAATCCTAATAATCCTAATAAATATAAAAGCTATTCTACCAAATATGATAATGAATATAAATTAGACGGTTATGACTTATTTAAGCGCAATAAGTACGAAAGTGTTAAACGCGACTTAGAGTCTAAAGATCCGCAAGTTAGTTCTATTCAAATTAATGCTACAATAGAAACTTTGTGGAATAAGTTATCGGCTGCCGAACAAAACGCTTGGAATAATTCTAGCGATGCTGGAAAAACAAGTGATTATAAACTAAAATATGATGACAAAGATTTAACAAGTTACGATACACACAAAGCAGAAAATATTATATCATCATTAAGTAAATATGCGGATGACAGACCATGTCCTATAAATGAAACACCTTTAACATATAAATCAAAGACTGGACTAGTTTGTTATGAAATTTGTCCTCCTGGAAAAATCAGAAATGCTGCAGGAATTTGCGCGCCTGTAAATAAATACAATTAGCTAAACACTAAGCTAAACATTTTATTAAAATATATTAAAAATAATAATTTAATATTATTATTAAATTATTAAATTATTATGACTATAGTAAATAATAGCATTACAGCACCTTACAATGATTATGATTGTGAATGGGCATTTATTATTTTTTTTATCATTTTTTTATTATTAGTTTAATTAAAACATTTTAAAAACATTTTAATTTATTATTAATATACTTATGAATAAATTAAATAATGAGTGGAGTTGTTGGATACATTATCAAAATGATAATGAGTGGACTCTCGAAAGTTATAAACACATTGCTAAATTTTCTTATTTAAAAGAAATAACATTATTTATTGAAAATTTGCACGAGTCTATTATTAAAAAAACAATGGTCTTTTTTATGAAAGACGCCATACTACCTTTATGGGAAACAGAAGACAATATTGATGGTGGGTGTTTTTCATATAAAATAAGCAATAATAATATTGTTGCTATTTTTAAAATTTTATTATATAAGATTGTGGGTAATACTTTAATTGATGATGAAAATATAAGCACTAATATAAATGGAATATCTATTAGTCCTAAGAAAAACTTCTGCATAATAAAAATATGGATGAAAAAAAAGGATTGTTTTGACAATTTTGATACGTCATCCAATAAAGATCCATTTGCTATTCATAATATATTTGCTATTGAAGAACAAATTTGCGTATTTAAGCAGCATAAATAGCTAGACTAATTATTGGAACTAGGCAATGATGATAAGCACATCTTAATTTCGCCTAATGAAGCAACATTATATTTTACAATAAGAGGCCTATTGTTTTCCAAATAAATTTCTATTTGATTACATAGATTTGTGCATTTAATAAAGTATAGTAGATTTTTGAGAGAATATTCGCCTTGTATTATTTTATTATGTTGCTTGTTTAATATTTGCATATTTGCATTGTTTTCACTTCTTCTAATTTCAGCTTTAGCAAATTGTCCAGAGCATTTAAATATTAATTC